CAGTATCTGTATCATCATAGCCCTTTAATATATAAACCTCTGGAGATATAAATAACTGCTCTAACCAGGCTGCCTCCTCATCACTCCTAAACCAGTCCGAGTTAAGGCTAATAGTTTCCGTAGCATTAGAATTTAAAATACTCCTCCCTCTCTGGTATCCATGCTTTACATATTTAGAGCCGTTCCAATTACCTTTAACTTTATTAAATTCTGTTCTATCTATATCTGTAGTCCTAGTATTTTTCTTAGTAAAATTATAATAATCCCATACTCCATACTTATTAAGCCAGGTTAATCTAATTTTCTCAAATCCTTTACAATCTGCACCCTGCTTAAAATATGTATAAGCATAAGTAACTGTATTGGTAGGAGTTTGCAAAAATACTAGATAACTATTCCAGTTAGTAGGTATAGTAATCCCTGCTCCTTTCATATTAGCAGTACCTACTCCTATATATTGTAAATGTTTTTCAGCATCCTCTAAAGTAGTATCTACTGCAGTATTATACCCTCCATTAGCTGGAGTTATTTGCGTAGTTACTTCTGATATAAAAGTATTAGTATTATCAAAAAACTGTATTTTATACTGGCTAGGCTTAGGATGAGTATTAGCAAATTTACCAGTTAAAAAAGCTAAAGTAGCATAATCATTATCTCCTATAAATTGCCCATAATTAAAATCGTATAAAGGAGTAGTAGGAGCATCAGTAAGAAATTTAGAGGTATTACTTAAAGGTAAATAACTATTATTATTCCAGTCATCCAAATTAATACCATAATTATTACCTAGATATTTACCCTCATTATTATAAGCTACTCCATTAAAAGATAGATATAATTCAAAAGTATTTTGAGCTAAGTATTGAGTAGGAGATACTGTAGGAGTACTAGCCCACTCTGAGCCAAATTTTAAGGTAAATCTCCTAGTATTATTAGTACTTAAACTAACTTTATCTATACAATGTATAGCACACTCAGAGCCAGCTACATTATCTAAGCCTTTAAAAGCGCTCTCTATACCTGGATATATACTACCTAAATTATCAGAGTTTACATACTGCTCTAATATCTCATTTACTTTAATAATACCATTACCCAAATTATTAGGAGAGAATTTAAAAAGTCCTAAATAATCTCCTCCAGTAGAGCCTCCCCATATCTCTAAAATATATTTAAATTTATACTGAGTATTATTACTATCATTTACAGAGTAAACCCAATCCGTTCCTACTGGCATCTCCTTATATAGAGGCTGTTGTAGTGTTATATATGCCATCTTATTTTATTTTATTTTGTGTATTCATTACCTAATATATTCTTTAACATCTTAGCACTATCTACTCCATAGGCTTTTATTATCTCTGGCGCTAATCTTTTTCTATGCATTGCAAAAGCATCCCTAAAAAACCAGGTAGGCTGAATACCATAACTCTTTATATGCATAGCTATAGCAAATGCTGCAGAGTTTATATTAGCCTCAGTCTTAGCCTTAAATTTACCACTCTTACTATCCCTTAATTTAATTGGCTTAATCTTAATCCATTTAGCTATAGCGCTACTTGGTGGCATTTTACCAGGCTCTCTACCCTCCTCTACAAAAGGGAAGTAATCAGCCGCACTAAAATCCATCTCTAACGCTCCGCTAGGATATACTTTTACATTAAAATTAAGGCTCTTACTTAAAGGACTTAACTTAGTATTTATCGTACGCCTTTTTAAATAAAATCTAGCTCTATGTATAACATTATCCCCAAACTTTTTAAATGCTTTCTCAGTATTTTTAAAGTTATTATTAGCCATTAAATTTTAATCCTTTTATATATATCATTCTTGTTATATGCAGTTTGCTATGCACTTTTATTTTTACTATCTCTATATCTTACTCATTCTTAAATACTTATCCTACCTATTAGCTATGCAGTTTGCTATGCAGTTATGCAGGAGGCTCTATATACTCATCATTAGGAAATACTATAGGATTATTTTCTACTGGAGCATTAATAAATAGGCTACAATCTATAGGCATATTATCACTAGTAAAGTTTAAGCAGGCAAAGTAGGTAGATGGTACTGTTAAATTAAGTGTACAATTCCAGCCAGATACTAAATTATCAAATCTCTCATTGAATGGCTCTAGGCTATACTCAACATCCTGAGCCTGGCCATAAATACCAGTATTTTGCTGAACATTTAACATCTGCCCATGCTTATACTGAGCTATTACATCTATTAAAATCTGAAAAGTATCGCTTAATACTTGTTGCTCATTACTCCTATCTGTTTTTACTAAATCCATAGCTAATACATTAAAGCTAAAAGTAATCTCCTGCACTCCTGCAGTTACATTACTAGGCACTATATGTACTAAAGGATATACAGAGTTAGATGATATATCTATAGTATCAATATCTCCAGAGCTAACATTATGTACTAATCCATGAGATAAGCAAACGCATTTTAAAGCATCTATTACATTATTATAGCTAGTATTAATTTTTTTATCCATTATTTTCTTTTTAAATCCTCATTTAATTCTACATCTTTAGTATAAGAGAGCCAGTTTAAAGCAGAGTTTACTGGCTGCATTACTACCTCATCCATTTTTAATATATCTCCTCCAGCCATTCTATGTATAATACAGTACCATCCATATTTACTACCTATATTATCTCCGCTATCTTCCTGCTCTGGCTCTTTGCCTGGCTCTCCAAAGATAATTGCATATTCTCTATGCGTATCCTCCCTATATCGCAAAAAAAAACTAGCGCTCCATAAATCGTATCTATACTTAGCCTCTCATTAAATAGCTCTCTCCTCTCTTTTATACCCTTTAAGCTATATGGCTCTATAGTATATTTATTATCCTCTCTGGATTTTATTGGCCTATATAATACTGCAAATATCTTATCCATATTATGCCAGTTATTTTGTAGGTAGTTATCTAAATCTACAAACTCAGCCAAAGAAAAATCATCAAAATCTGGTATAAATCCATACTCTATACCTTTTATCTCTACCACTCTACTTAACTCATTATTAGGCATAGTACTAGTTAGCTCTAATAACTGATTATAAGCCTCTCTTAGCTGCTTTAATGGTACTTTAGATAGTAACCTTTCATCTATACCTACTAAAGCCTCTAGGCTCTTAATCATTAACTGTATCTCAGTAGTATCCTCTTTATCTATAGCTAGCATTAGTTTACTATACTGCCCTAAACTTACCTCATCCCAGCTAGTAGGTAGCTTAAACTCAGTTAAATTATCATCTATTTTTAGCTTTACTATTCTCATTTATTATAAATATAAATCATTATTATTTAATATTTAAGCTATTTTAAATACATCTAAGCAATTAAATAAGGCCTATAGTATCATACTATTAAAAAACTCTATTACTTAATTAGAGTAAATTTACTAGGTTACCTTACTGCGTATTTACCTTTGCTAACTCCGAGCTCATAATAGCAGCGCATCATTATAGCATCAGAGTAATCTGGAGAGCGCCCTATTAAATCCTTAATCTTATCCTTACTTAGTATAGCTAGCTTACCATCCTTATCTATATTAATCCTCCTTATCTGCTCTAGCTCCTGGATTAAAGCCTCCTTAATTTTAATGCTATTAGTACTAACTCCTATCTGGCCTCTATTTATTAAATCAGCTAACTTATAACTGCATTGAGTTTTTAAATTAGTATAATTCTCTCCCTTTAATGGCCTGCTATTATTTACAAATCCCTTACATCTTAGTATATCTTTAGCACCTCCTCCTACTCCGTCCTCATCTACCAGTATATTACTTAGTTTTATACCCTCTCTATTTTGTATCTCTCTAATCTTATTAGCTACATCTACCATACTACTCATATCCATAGTAACTATATCTATTATCTGCAGCCCATTCCATAAATATATAACAGTTTTATCCTTACCAAATCTAGCTATATCTGCAGTAATATACTTATCTCCAGTAGGTACTACATTACTAAACATATTTATAATAGCATCATACTCTACCAGAGCATCCTTACTATCATCATACTCCCAATCTCCTCTAAGTAATCTAGCCTTACTTATCTCATCTAGCTTATTTAACTGCTCAGTATAATGCTTACTAATATGCTTATTATCTGTTACTAGAGCCTGGATAAATTGCTTATGATTAGGTAATACTCCCTCCCTACTCTCCTTATATATATTATATACCCAGCCCTTAGCAGGATTACAACTCATATATAATTTAGGTATTAGGCCATACTCATCTAGCTTATACCTTAATCTACTACTTAGTACATTCTTAGCCTTTTCAGTTATCTGGTTAGCCTCATCTATGCAGGCGAAAGTTAGCTCTAAACTTCCTAAGCTATCAAAATTAGCATCACTAGGATATAAAAATAAATCCTTTAGTATGATACTGCTACCATTATAAAAGGTTATTATATTGCTCTGGGCATTGTAAGTATAATGCTCTCCAGCCTTTATATTCCACTGGTTACAAACATCCCAAAAGGTTAATAAAGTAGTTTTTTTAAGAGCATCTAATTTACTCCTACCTATTAGGCCTCTTACTCCTGGATACTGTAGGCAGTTTATGATAGCATAAGCGCATAGTAAATAACTCTTACCTCCTCCTGCAGCACCTCCATAAAGTAGCTCAGTAGTAGTATTATCTAGCATATACTTAAAGGCCTGCTTTTGCTTATTAGTTAAATCTGGATTTATATCTATCATCTCCTTTTACGAATTATTAAGCAGAATACTAATAATAATAATGCTAGTAATCTAGCAGTTAGGAGTTTCATCTAGGTTAATATTAATTTTAATCTTATCTCCTTTACTAGTTATATCAGTTTCCTGGCGCTCTATATAGCCTCTGCTCTTAGCTCTAGTCTTTAGGTAGAATAATACGGCTGCTACATTACCATCCTTAATTAAACTCTGTAGCTGGCTCTCAGCATCATCTATTAAGCCCTCAGTAATATCCTCTACTATAGCCTTAAAATCCTCATGCTTATCCATCCAGTTATAATAGGTACGCCTATTAATATTCATAGCCCTGCATGCTCCAGCTACATTACCTCCCTGCTTAGTAAGTAGAGTTAAAAATTTATCCCTATCCTTTTGATTATATGCCATCCTTTTTTATATATGTATAATTAGTGTATTTTTATATAAATATAACTCTAGCCATTATAGTTACTACCCTCAGTATTTAATCCTCCTTTATTATCCTCATTATTAATAGCCTTTTTTAAATCATCATACTTACCAGCCTTAATATCCTTATCTATTTTACGCTTTAATTTACGCTTAGTAGCCCTATCTAATTTAGGCTTATTACCATAAACCTCCTTAGTTTTTCTATCCATAATAATCCTTTACTATATGAGTTAATTTATCATGCTTTAATAATTGATATTTACCATTATCTCTCTCTGGTATTCTCTTAAATCCAAACTGCATATAATAGCCTAAATCCTGAGTAATTATCTCTGGTATTTTTATCTTTTTTATCTCTCTCTTTTGCCTAGTCCTACCTTTAGTTAATCTCATCTTATAATATCTTTAGCCTCATAAAGTTTTATTCTCTCTAGCCTTTTAATCTCCATATTAAGATGGGCTATAGCTTTAGTATAGTCATCTATCTCCTTATCTATATCACTCATAGCCTTACTCTTTTTAGAGCCAGCTCTTAGGATATAACTGCATACACTACCTATATTATAGCTTAATCCAAAATCCTCTATAATATGAGAGGCCTGGTATTTAAATATTTTACCTATATAGTAGCTAGGAGTTAATCTTAACTCATCTTTACTTAGTAACATTTTAGGGTTTATTTTAGTCATAATCTCTCTCTTAATTTGTTATTATTCTTTGCTGCTCTTTTACCATCCTTATATAATTTAACCATTTTATATATAAGGGCTATCCATGCTATACCTAATAATATTGTAAATATCATTTATTTTTATATTTAGTTAATTTTTCTATTATCTCCTCATCATTATACACTTTTCTAGCTCCTTTATACTCCTCTGGATTATATAGGCTCTTAACCTCAGTAATCTCATCTTTAGAGTTAAAGTATAGTATCCAGCCTCTAGCTATTCCATAATAATCTAGCGCTCCCTTAGTTTTTACTATTAATTGTAGTGTAGTCATTGCTTATAGTATTCTTTATATAATCCCTCTAGGCCATAAAATACAGTACCTAGGCAGGCCTGACATGAGGAGTTACCTTTAAAATTAGTACCAGCTACTTTATTCCAGAAATTAATAGCTATAGCCTTATCCTGCTCATTAGCTGCTCTACCAGTTTTTATAGATAGCCAGATAGTACTTAGCTCTTTTATCTCATCTTTATCTAGCTCTCTCATTTTCTCCAGAAATTTTTAGGGCAACTCTCAGTACTCCAGGATGCTTTAACCTCTACTGGGCAGCCACATACTAGGCACTCATCTTTATCTGCCTCATAGTACTTACACGCTAAACATGTTAATACTCTCTCATCATATAGCTCCTTACTACTCTTTATAAATCCTCCTGCAGCAAACTTAGCAGCGGCTAGAGTAAAGTTACTCAGTTTCTTTAATTTCTTTGGTTTTGTCATCTATATTATCCTTTATATAATTCCTTACCTTTTTTAGTGTATTAAATATACTAGTACGGCTTATACCAGTTTTGGCAGCTAGGCTATCAAGAGTAT